GCAGCGGCTATAAGCAAACGAAACGAGAGTAGAAATGCCTAGATTAAATGTTAAGGAAGTAATGGGGCGTGAGGCAAAAGCTCAAGCTCGAAAAGATGAATGGCGTACAATCTATGAAGATTGTTATGAGTTTGCTCTACCACAGAGAAACCTATACAACGGTTATTACGAAGGCAAAACTCCAGGCAAAAACAAAACACAAAGAGTTTTTGATAGTACAGCTGTCAATGCAACAAAGCGTTTTGCTAATAGGATGCAGTCCGGCCTTTTCCCTCCGATGCGTCAATGGTGTAGGCTAGAACCAGGTTCAGCTGTTCCAGAAGAAGATAAGGAAAGAGCGCAAGAAATATTTGATGCGTACAATGACATTATGTTTGATCAGCTGCGCCAAACTAGCTTTGACCTGGCAATGGGTGAGTTTCTCCTGGATCTTTGCGTAGGTACAGCTGTCATGATGATAACACCAGGCGATGAGGTTACTCCTATTCGTTTCCTGGCCGTTCCTCAGTATTTAGTGGCAATCGAAGAAGGTGCTTACGGAACTGTAGATAATGTTTACAGAAAGCTAAGAATAAAAGCAGAAGCGATACAAAGAGAGTTTCGTGATGTTAAAATAACACCAGAGCTACAAGTAGCTATTGATGAAAAGCCACATGAAGATCTGGATCTGTTCGATGCAATTATCTTTGACCAGGAGAGCGGTCGATATCATTATCATGTTGTTTGGCCATATAAACAACAAGAGTTAGTTTATCGAGAGATGGATAGCAGTCCATTTATTGTTGCCAGGTTTAGTAAAACAGCTGGTGAAGTTTATGGCCGAGGTCCGTTGATTGATGCGATAGCAGATATAAAAACTCTTAATAAAACAAAAGAATTGATATTGAAGAACGCAAGTCTTTCGATATCCGGTGTATTCCTTGCAGCTGATGATGGTGTATTAAACCCCCAGAATATCAAAATACAACCAGGTGCAATTATCCCAGTCGCACGCAATGGTGGGCCGCAAGGTGCATCCCTGGCTCCTTTACCTCGAGCTGGGGATTTTAACACAAGTCAGATCGTTATCCAGGATCTAACAATGAACATCAAAAAGATCTTGATGGATGATAGTTTGCCGCCAGACACAATGAGCGCCAGGTCAGCAACAGAGATCGCCCAGCGCCAGCGTGAGTTAGCTACAAACTTAGGATCTGCCTTCGGTCGATTGATGACCGAGATAATGATACCCCTGGTATCCAGGACTTTATACGTTCTCGATCAGCAAAAATTTATTCGTATGCCTCTCAAGGTAAATGGCGTCCAGGTAAAGGTAACTCCAGTTTCTCCATTGGCTGAAGCGCCTAAAATGGAAGAGGTAAATCAAATTATAAACTTTATGCAGATTGCCAATGCAATGGGGCCAATGGGTCAAACTGCTTTAAATATATCAGAAATAGTAGACTTTATTGCTGAAAAGATGGGTATCGATGCAAAATTGCTTAACACGCCAGAAGAGCGGCAAGCAATGATGCAACAAATGCAGCAAGCTATGATGGCTGAACAACAGCCAGAAATGCCAACAGATGAAACTGTTGCCGGAGCGTTGCAATGAGTTCGGCTGAAGGTTGGGAGGGATTATCTCAAGCACAGTCGGAGCCGCAGAAAGCGGATGACCTAGATATATTGTATGGTAGGTTATTTAAATCTCAGGAAGGCCAAAAGGTGTTAAGTCATCTTAGGCAGATAACAATAGAACAACCATCCTGGTTTCCTGGAGAAGATCCAAGTCAAGGCTACTTTCGAGAAGGTGCGGCTGATCTTGTTCGGTTAATTATAAAAAGGGTGGATAGGAGCGATAATGTCTGAAGAAACAGAAAACGTGGAAACCCAGGAAGCAGATGCACCACTTATTAACGTGGAGGCAAAAGAAGAAGAAACACAAGCAGAGGCTCCTATGCCTGTGCATGATGAGCCAGAACAACAGGAAATGTCAGAATATGATGATGACGAACCTATTGATCGGCCTGATTACTATCCGGAGAAGTTTTGGGATGAGGATGGACCAGATGTTGAAAAGCTTGCAAAGAGCTATGCAGAACTGGAAAAAGCATTTAGATCCGGCAAGCATAAAGCACCGGAAGGTGATTACGATGTTTCGGATTTGGTTGATCGTGGCCTCGATCTGGAAGATCCGGCTGTTGAGGTATATCAAAGCTGGGCTAAACAATATGGCGTTTCACAGAAAGCGTTTGAGGACTTGGCTGGTCAGATCCTGGAGATGAATGGTGAACAGGCCGAAGATATCGAATATGATCGAAGAGTTGAAATGCAAAAGCTTGGTAACAATGCCCAGGAAAAAATTAGTTTCCTCGAGCGTAACATCAAGGGAGCCGATCTCAATAACGCAGAGAAAGAAGCTCTAAGCATGAGTATCAATAGTGCTGACACTATCAATGCTTTGACTAAGCTTATTCAGGGCTACACAAATGAGAACATCCCGATCAAACCTGTTGTTGTAGAACCCGAAATGACAGAGACAGATCTTTCTCATTATATTGCAGATCCTCGATGGACAAACCCACAAAGTCCAGCTGATCATGCGTGGCGAACTAATATCGAGAAAAAATGGATGGCAGCCAACAACTAGATATTGTTGCAATGTAGGTTGTTTGCGTGTATATGTGGTGTAACGGATAACCGAGCGGCCCGTTTATGTGGTGAATCCACTGGTTGGCGTGACCACTTCCACGCAAGCGACCGCCCGATTACATCGGCTAACGGTAAGCGTTTTATATTAGAAACCTTAAAAGGAGGCTTCTGCTATGGCGCAGAGTATAACCAATGCCTTTGTAACACTATTCGATCAAGAGGTGAAACAGGCATATCAAGGCGAGGCACTGCTTCGCGGCACTATGAGAACGCGAACAGGCGTTCAAGGAAACACAGTTAAGTTTCCAAAAATCGGCAAAGGCGTTGCAACGATCAGGGTACCCCAGACCGATGTAACTCCATTAAACGTCACCTATAGCCAGGTGACAGCGACCATGTCTGATTTTATCGCAGCTGAGTACTCAGATATCTTCCATCAATCGCACGTTAATTTCGATGAGCGTAGGGAATTGGTGCAAGTTGTCTCAAAAGCGATTGCAAGACGTATGGACCAAATCTGTATCGATGCTCTTGATGCGGCTTCATCACCTTCAACTGTTGCTACAACAGTCGGTGGTTCAGGCACAAACATGAACATTGAAAAGCTTCGTGCAGCTGCTAAAGCTCTGAACGACAAAAATGTACCAGCTGAAGGGCGTCACCTATTGATGCACT